CCTGCTGTTGCACTTGACATATTGCATTGATCGCCAATAGAGGTCTGAGCCAGTGTTGCAGTTGACTGTACTTCATACACGATCTGTTGATCTTGATAGTAGTACGCAATACATGAGCCAGCTTGATACGTAGTACTAGCAGGCCACTGGTTGTTGATCTGTCTACGTCCAGAATTATCAGTGTATTCCACACCAGCAAATACGCCAATAAAGGCACTACCTGCAGTTGCAATAATGATATTTCCGTTTGTATCCAGTGCTACGGGTTGATTTTTAAGAATGCCAGTGGAATAACCACTAGCAATACCGCCAGCCAATGCAACTGCTCGATCCAACCCAGTTGGGTGGTAAACAGGGCGAAAGCCAAACGGAGCAGATGTTGCAGACATAGTCTTACTCCTTATTAATACCTACGCAAATGTAGGTGTTTTCACAGTTTGGTCGAATTTCATGCCTTCACCTTCAATTTGCACCAAAGATCTACCGTGGCTATCTCTAGCCCCGCTTTGTAACTGTTCTTGCTGAACCAAAATCTTCTCCTGCTCATCTAGAGGAGCATAATGATGCATTTCAGCCATAATATCTTGATAAACATCTATAGGAAGTTTATACAAGATCATTTCGTTACAAGACACAAAACCTTCATGTTCGCCGGATTTCACTTTGTATGCATCAAAGCCGTGCAATTCATCGGCTTTCACAGCAGCATAACCCATGCGGAGTCGTTTGTGTATAGGATCGTATTGATTAGTTGTTGATAACCAGCACAAGTGGAAGCCCGGAATCTCAGGCGGGGTCGGAAGAGCTTCTTGAAGCCACTCCGAACGGAACGCTCTACGACGTTCCTCAGACGAAACAAAACCTTCTTCAGGTGGTTTACGTGAATCATCTTGACTTGCTCTAGATTCACGACCAGCACGTGTATTTTTCTTTAAACGATCATCCATTATTGGCCCCTTTGTTTGTTTTCACGATCCCATTTGGCGTAATTTGAAATTGCCCTTTGTCTAAGTTCTTTATTTTCCCATACGCCTGCATCTTTCATAGCTGCAACGCGATCAGAACTAACTCTAAATTCATTAGATTTAGTACTTGCGATGGAATCCCTACCAGAACTTGTTACCATGGATCGAGGCCTTTGACTTCTAACGTTTTGCGAATTATAACCACGATCTGCACGATGTGGTATATATTTTGCAATTCTGTCATCTAGTTCGTCCCAGTAATCTTCCGACGTTGGGTCGAAACCTTCATCTGTAAGACGTTTATCAATCTTCTGAGCTATCTCAGAATCAAGATCTTTGCCTTCTGGGTCATACCATTTATTCTTTTCTAGCCATTCTGAAGCCATTCTCTTCACGTCTGGGTCAACTTGTATGCTTTGATTAGGTTGCGACATCTGTTTAGATGCAGAATCTCTCATATTCTTGAGGGCTTCTAACTTTCTTTGTGATTCATACCACACTTCTTGTGCTCTTGTAAGTGCTTCTCCATTTGAATGGGTTACAGCATCTTTCATTTGCATCTTGGCGTACTCAACTTGTACGCCAACGTCTTCAATAGCTTTGTCAACTCTTGCTAATTCGGCACCTGAAGTCTTCTTTTCCATAATAGCAACACGTTCAGCAAGACTTTGATTTTGCTTTTTAAGTGCTGCAATTAAGTGTGTTGACTCACGAGACTTTTCACGATGAAGTTGCTTTTTAAGCTTTCTTTCTTCGCGTCGAGCTTCTCTAATTGCTTCACGTTCAGGGTCGATTTGACCATCATTATCATCATGATCATCATTATCATCTTGGCTACTTGCAGCATCATTTATAATATTGACTAAATCATCATTACTTTTAGAGCTGTCATCCGCAGATGCAACTTGTACAGATGCACTGCCATCTTGGTTTTCTTCAACTTGAAGTTCTAGTTTTTCAGTTGCGTTCATACAGTTTTCCTTTCAAAACTTAAATAAATGCTTTGATATCGCGTGGATCACCCGTGACTTTACCAATTAGTTCATGATCATTAAAGAAAGTAAACAAGCATTTGCCGTTTAAGCCTTTGTCATCAACAAAATCGATTTCCCACCGATCTCCACCCCACTTAGGAACTCGCACAAACTCTCCAACTTGTGCCCAAGCTCCTTCTGGCCATGGTTCCATGCTTTCACGTTTCCGAAAAGCAAGTGGTCCGATAGCTAGAACTTTACCGATCATGGTGTTCCATTTTTCGGTTTCTTTAGTCTCTTCAGGTATATAAATACCAGAAGACGTGACCTTGTCTTTCACAGCTCTCAGCTGTACAAGAACACGTGCACCATATGGATACATTAAAGGATCTACGATTGGAAACGCTTCTTCAAGCGTCTGTTCGATATCATTCGACATCTCTTTTTTCCTCTTCTAAAAGTACATTGATAAGATTCAAAGCTTCATCCAAGCCTTGGTGTTGACCAACTAAGCGCTGGTAAGTCTCAAAATTAATAGCATACCCTTGTACAAGGGAGTCACCAATTTCAGCTTGCTTTTGCTTAACCAGTCCGATGAGATCAGCAACGCGCATTAGCGTCCCCGACCAGATGACTTTCTCATGGGTGCAATTACTACTGTAAGTCCACCCTTAGCCTGACCACCTTTTTTCATAGTCGCAATTTTGCCGCCTGCTTTAGGCAAAGCTTGTTTTTGTGAACTATTGTTAATTAAAGTAGACACTTTTGATTCGGCAACTGCACCACCCTTGGCATAATAATGTTTCTTAGCAATACCACCTTTTTTCAGATGATTAGCTTCTGATTCACCGCCCATGGCAATACGCTTATGCATGTTAATTGCTTCAGACATTTGGTTGTCCTCCTAAGTTGGTTTGGATTTGATTTTGAGCATCAATGACAGTTTGCAGTTGCTCATGTTGCAATTGTGCCGCATCCCTTGTAAGTTCTGCGGACTTAATTCTTTCATCTGTAAGGTTGTTTTCTGTGTTCTTCACAATATCGGCTTGTATTTTTTGCTGGAATTCTTGATTTCTTACTTGCATGTCTTGAGCTTTTAACTGCAAGTCACCTTGATCTTTAGCAGCTCTACGCTGTGTTTCAGCCATTTGAGTTTGAACCAATGCAGTCACAGATGGGTCAACCTGCTGTTGAGATTGCTTAATCTTCTGTGCCATTTGCACTAATTGGGCAATCTGTGGCTGCATTTGTGCAAATTGTTCCTGACTATCTTGTTTTACATGTTCTGCGCTTATTGCAAGTAGTTTTTGTGCTTCTTTTAGAATTGGCTTAACCTTTAGCACATCGAAAGGTTCACCAAGGGCCACAGATGAATACGTATCCATCTGATTAACATACCACAAGGTAATATGTTGCTTTAAGTGCTCTAAAACACCAGGGACAAACTGCACAGCCATAATCGGATTAGACCCAAGAATTGGATCCATTGCAAAAGCCAAATGTGTTTGTAAATGTGCCATATGGTCTTGATGTGGAAAAGCTCCAACCGGTTTACCCAATGCCATTGACACATTTTCCAGTGCAGGGTTCATGTCTTTCACTTTTTCTGGGTCAGGAAGAACAGAATTAACATCAGGAAGCTTAATTTGTTTCAGAATACGCTTCTCGACTTCTAATCTATCATAGAGGTCCGGGTTTGCTTGTGCTCTTGCTGCAAGAGTTTGAATCTGTGCATATCTTTGGCTCTCTGCAAAGATATGCGGGTCAGACACTGGAACAATATCTGTATTAGATTCAAAATCTTCCTTAGAAATATCCAGATCTTTAACAACCTCACTCTTTGATTGCTCATCTATGTACCACCTGTTTAATCTTGCAAGTATTCTTAATACTCTTCGTTGGCTATCATGTAATCTAGCATGAATTGAGCTAAAAACAGCAGCCCCTTGTTCAATTAAGGCTTGAGTTGTGCCTACCGGTGCGTTTGAAGTGACATTTGCAATCTTCTCTTCAGCGGTAGTTACAACTCCTTTTGCTGCATCGGTTAACCAACCTAGCAATTGGAATAAAACGGGAGATGGTGGATTAAATGGTACAGGCATTGCTATCTTACGAATATCATCAACACCTGGCGCGCCTTCAATCTCTGAAACTTGTGTAGGCTCAATCACTGTGGTCTGGCCAGAGATCTTAGCGCCTTTAAGCTTCAGCATTGTAGGTGCCGTACTTATATGAGCCGAGTCAAGCAATGCA